CCCTTTCCTCCTTGGCCTCCCTGCTTTTCCTTTCATCCTCTGCCATCTCCGCGGCAACCTCTGGAAGCGCCATGTATGCAGCGCGATCCTCTGGATTCATTTTCAAAAGTTCACTCCACGGTTTCATCAAATACTCCCCGGCGTGGATACTGCCTGCTTTAGCTGGCAGAGGAAACGCCGTCCGGTTGCTACGATGGTTGACTTTACACGCGCACAGCGTATTCTGCAAGTGTGCCGTTGAGAGGATTCAAGTACCGGTTCTACCCGACCGCCGAGCAAGAGGTCTTGCTTCGTCGGACCATCGGGTGTTGCCGTCTCGTCTACAACCGCGCCCTGCACGAGCGCAGTGAAGCGTGGACCTCGGGCAAAAAGTCCATCGGGTACGCGGCCCAGAGCACCGCGCTCACGGGCTGGAAGAAGGAGCCCGAGCTTGCCTTCCTGAACGAAGTGTCGAGCGTCCCCGTCCAGCAGACCTTGCGGCATCTGCAAACCGCCTACTCCAATTTCTTCGCCAAGCGTGCGAAGTACCCCAGCTTCAAGAAGAAGCGCGCGGGCGGCTCGGCCGAGTTCACCCGCAGCGGGTTCCGCTTCGCCGCTGGCAAGCTCACCTTGGCCAAGATGGAGGCGCCCCTCGACATCCGCTGGAGCCGCCCGTTGCCAGAGGGGGCGGAGCCGTCCAGTGCTTCGGTATCGCTGGACGCCGCCCAGCGCTGGCACGTGTCCCTGCTCTGCGAGGACAAGGCCGTCAAGCACCTGCCCAAGCTCAAGACCGCCGTTGGCATCGACCTGGGCATCAACGCCCTGGCCACGCTCTCCACGGGGGAGAAGATTCCCAACCTCAAGCACGACGCCCGAGAGTTGAAGCGCAAGCGGCGCCTCTCCCGTGCGCTCGCCCGCAAACAGAAAGGAAGCCGCAACAGGTACAAAGCTCGAATCAAGCTCGCTCGTCTCCATGCCAAGGTGGCAGACCGTCGCCGCGACCAAATGCAAAAGCTCTCGACAAGAATCGTTCGCGAGAACCAAGTGATCGTAGTCGAGGATTTGAACGTCGCTGGAATGGTCCGCAACCACTGCCTCGCCCGAGTAATCTCGGACGCTGCTTGGCGCATGCTCCTGACCGTCCTCGCGTACAAGTGCGCCTGGTACGGCCGGGAGTTGATCAAGGTCGACCGCTTCTATCCCAGCAGCAAGACATGCTCTGCTTGTGGCCACGTCGTCGAGCTCCTGCCTCTCGACGTGCGCAACTGGACTTGCCCAAGCTGCCAGGTACAGCACGACCGAGACGAGAATGCAGCAAAGAATATCCTTGCGTCGGGACTCGACGTAGCCCGAAAGGGTGAAGTCTGCGGATCTGGTGTTAGCCATCGTGTTCTTCGGGATGCGGTGCAGTCAGAGTTGAAGCAGAAAAGCTCGGTTGTGAAGCCGGGAATCCGCCTCCTTTAGGGGGCGGAGGATGTCAAGGTTCAGCCGTTCCCCAGCGCAAAGTTCGGTTCCTCGCGCCGGCCCATATGGTCAGTCGCGTGGCGCGGACCCGTGCATGTGCAGGGATTACTGAGCCCGCACCATCGGCACCGCCCGAGGTCCGGCACCTGGACGGCTTCCTTCTTCCACGTCTTGCCGGTCGCACCCGGCGATTTGACTTCCTTTCGGGGTAAGCCAGCCAGCCTTCTGTGCGACGCTACCGCTTCCCGGCTGATTCCCATGCGAGCCGCTATCTCCGGGATTGAGAGTCCCTGTTTGTCCAGCTCGACCACGAGCTTGCGTTTCCGCGGCCCGTACCTGAGTGGTCCTAACTTGCGCACCTTGCGCCAATAAGTGCGATGGACAAAGACCGTTGATTCTTTCAGCCCCAAGCGCTCTGAAATGGACTTGAGATCAAGCCCCGCGTCCAGAAGCGCGTGGATGGCGTCACGGTGAGAGGCGCGGCTCACTGGCGTTGCTCCATCTCGCGGACTCGCTTGTGGACTCGTCGCCAGTAGGCTGCGCGTTCGGCACGGCGGCATTCGGCGGGGTCGGGAAGTTCCAGCGGTGGTCCCTCGAACACCGCAGCGACGAGATACAGGCACACGATGGGCACTTCCGCCGGCTTCGCGGTTGCGAGGCGCTTGCGGATTTCTTTTTCGGTCACTCGTCGTCTCCCGTTCCCGGCAGGTCGCCCGTGCGCAGATACTTCTGCACCTGCGCCGCGATGCCGTCGAGCAAGGCCTTCGCCGGCCAGCCGCCCTTAACGAAGATCGGCCCGAGTTTTTCCAAGCCATCGTCGACCCACTTGAGGGCCTGCTGTCGGCCTTCGCGTAGACCGGCTTCGTGGGACGCCGTGGCATCGGTAGTGAATGTCGCCGTCGACTCCGTGGGCTTTGTCAGCGGATTCATGTTTGGAAAGATGCCGCCGTATAGGTAGGTCATGGTCTCTGCCTCACTTCATCAAGCCACTTGGTCGCCTCATGTGCCCGCCACGCCTCCTCCCATATCTGTTGGTCCACCGCCGTCAGGTCTTCCAGCGGTCCCGGTATCGGCGCGCCTTCGAGTCGCGCGAACATTCGGATCCGATGCAGGCGGGTCGCATTGGTTTCGATGAGGTGGCGCGTGGTCAACACTTCCTCCACTTGTGGCCCTCGTCGAGATAGCCGTGCCAGCCGTCGCTGCCGGCTGCGCCATGGTTGTCACCGAGAGATGCGCGGATTTCCAGGCTACCGTCGGGGCACTCTCGGAACATGTGCGGCGGGGACGTGACGTGTTGGACTGCTCGCGCGACGGGTGGCACCCCTGGATCACGAGCGTTCGGCTTGAGAAAGAACACGGCAGGCTTGTCGCCCGTGTATCCCATCACCGGGCCGCAGTAGTCGCCAGGCTGCTGCGGATAGGGGTGCTGACCTGGAACGACAGGCAGTCGCCGACCGATCATGTTGTCGGTCATTTGCACAGCACGGCGCCGCACGCGACAGCCGCCGGGATGTCCTTCGCGGCGGTGAGGCAGGGCAGGTTGACCGTCGTCATTCGGCCCGAAACCATCTGGCCGAGGATGGCGGCACAGTTCGGCGCGGTCCCGTCGGCGCATCCGATGGCCGCGAGATTCGCGCAGGCGGCGCTGTAGATGTTGACTGGCGGCGTGGCGTCGCCGGCCGTCGCCGCGTCGGGCGTGGTCGTGGTGCCGCAGTTGCTGGCCGTCGAGAACACGGCGACGAACAGAAGTGCAAGGATGGTCTTCATAGCAGCCTCGGGATCAGCATGTTGGTGGTGAAGTTCGCGATGGAGTTCTGATCGACCCACGCCGCCCCGCCCGCGCCCCAGCCGGTCCCCCAGCTATTCGGCTCGTAGAACTCGTACTGGCCGGCAGCATTCACGCGCACACCGCAGACGTACTGGGCGTGGTCGTAGTTCGTGCCGTTGTAGCTGAGCACGCCATTGCCGTCGTAGTTCTGGAAAGCGTCGATGCTGGCATCCACGCCGAAGATGGCCGGGAAGCCCGCTTGCAGCGCCGCCACGAGCTGCGCAATCTTCGTCGGGTCGCCGTCCTGAATCTGCGTCCAGTCGGTGAGCACGCGCCGAGCGGACATCACTTCGTACTCGCCCAACTTCTGCTCGACATTGATGTTGGCCGTGAGCCAATCACCATAGCCTGCGTCGGTGCAGGTCAAAGCTCCGGGCCGGTCGCACTCCAGCTCCAAGCCGTAGACCTGGAGGCCGCGCGCCAACTCGTTGAATGCCACGCCGTCGTCGGTGAGGGGCGGCAGCGGACCTGAACTGGTCGAGTCTGCGCGGTCCACCTCGCGGGATACGTCGTAGCAACCCAGCGGCATGACGTTCGCCGCAGGCGGCTTACCCTGTGCGCGCAGGAAGGTCGTCAGGGCACCCCCGCCGGCGTGGCCGCCGCAGCTCGAAGTCTGGACCTGGTTGTAGATGCCAGGCATGAGAGCCATCGGACCATTGGGAAAGAGCGGTGTCGCCGCGCCGAATCGGGCGGGATGGACAGCCTTGAACTTGCTGTAGACGTGACCAGCAGGGTCCGCCTTGTAGCCCTTGCCTCGTTGTGTGCTCATCGATCTCTCCCTTCAGCGTCGAACGATGCGAGCGACTGCCCGGCAAAACTGCCGTCCTTGTTCAG